AGTACCTATCGTATCAATTTTAAATGAATAGTATGACTAACAAACTTTTCCTTACCACCATTGCGGTGGCTTCCTTTTCTGCTCCTGTATACGCAGGTGCTTATGTCAACGTTGAATCCAACTCAGGCTTCGCTGGCAATGACTACGGTTCCACTTTGCTGGAGACCCATTTTGGTGTTGAAGGGGAAGTGAATGCTTCATCTTGGTACATCCAAGGTGGCCCAGCACTTAACTTCCCTGATGGTTCTGATTCGGTCACCGCAGTATCTGGAAAGGTTGGTGGTAGCGTCACTGTTACTGAGAAGACCTCAGTATATGGTGAAGTTGCTGCGATGACACCAGAAGGATTGGAGTTTGAGAACGTCTCAGTTGGAGTAAAAGCTGGCCTGAAATATAAGTTCTAAGTAACGTACGTTCATCCTCATGGAAGAAAACATCTACGAGTTACAATTTACAGCCACCTCTTTAAAGATGATGCTCAAGGCAGTTCATTTCGCTCTTGACCAATGGCCAGGTGGAGATGCTGCTGAGCAGGAATACTATCGATATCTAAGAGACAGTCTGCAACGTGTAGTACTGGAAGAAACTTTCATGTTGGACGCATAACACCCACACCATGGAACGGGGGTGTGGTACTTCAATGGAGATTCATCATGCCTAATGTTGAACTGCAAGCTCGCGTACGTGAGCAGAAAGAAGCCGAGAAGGTTTCTAAGCTGAAGTATCGCGGCGTTACCTACAAGAAACAAGGTAAGTAGGTTTACTTCGGGGGGTTCAATTCCCCCCTTACCTATTGGCGTTGGCCCTTACGAGGATACCCTTCGCCGTCATGACGGTGGGATAGACCACAAACAATACAACTAAATATCTAAAGCGCTTTAGAGATACTCGTAAACTATCTCTTTTAATTTATTACAATGGCTGATATGAATACCTGGAGTATTGGTTCTTCAACCGCTCCAGCTCTTACTAATACTTATCCTTCAGGCAAACAGACGATCTCGGATAAGTACGCAACTTATCTGAAACTGTTTAGTGGTGAGCTGTTCAAGGCTTACCAAGATGCACAAGTTGCAAAAGGTACAGTAACTAGCCGTACCCTGCGGAACGGTAAGTCTATGCAGTTCATCTTCACTGGTGGACTTGATAGTCATTACCATACCCCTGGTACCCCGATCCTTGGTCAGGCTCCCGACAGCGCTGGTAACCAGCCTGGTGAATCTGGCTATGCTCCTGGTACCGGTGATCCCCCGGTCAATGCTGTATCAAACGGTCTGCCAGTGGCAGAGAAGACCATCATTTGTGATGACCTCCTAATCGCTTCTACCTTCGTCTACAACCTTGACGAAGTATTTGCTCACTACGATCTGCGCGGAGAAATCGCACGCAAGCTTGCGTACGCTCTCGCCAATCGCTATGACCAGAACATCTTCAAAACTGTTGCACAAGCATCACGCGAAGGAGCAGCAGTGACTGGTCAAACTGGTGGTAACGTTCTGTACTTCGGTGTCGATGGTAGTAGTAATCCGATCGGAGCTGCTGATCCCACAGCACTGGTTGCATCGTTCTATCGTGCTGCACAGATCTTCGATGAGAACAACATCCCATCCAATGGACGTGTTGCTGTACTTGCTCCTGAGCAGTACTACTCGTTGATTACTGGTGTTTCTAATAACATCATTAGCCCGATCAACCGTGACGAGGAAGGCTCTGCCGTTCGCTCCGGTGAGTGGGGTTATCAGATTGCTGGTATCACCATCAAGAAGTCGAACAATGTGATGCCCGATAGGTTTGCTCACACACGGGTTGCTGGTGAGAATAACGACTACCGAGTCGGTGCTTCTGCTAACGGCCTTGGTACCTGTGGTCTCATTTACCACAAGGATTCCGTGGGCGTTGTTGAAGCTGTTGGTCCTCAAGTGCAGACCACCAATGGTGACGTTTCCGTGATGTATCAGGGCGACCTGATCGTCGGTAAGGTTGCTATGGGTGCTGGTACTCTGAACCCTGCAGGAGCTATCTCCTTGACTGCTGGTGCTAACCACACTGGTGCTGGAAGTGGCACACTCTCTACCTACGACAAGGCTGCCAACTCTTGGTCCTGATAACTAAATAGTTTTTTGTCTTTCGGGGATCTCCATTACGGGGGTCCCCTTTTTTTATATCTACACGACATGCCTAACCCTAACTCTGCAGTGTCCACCGAACTGGATGCAGTAAATCAAATACTTAGCTCAGTAGGACAGGCCCCTGTCCTCGACCTTGATATGCAAAACCCCGAGGTCAACATCTGCCTACAAACTCTACGAGATACCAACCGCCAACTACAAGCAGAAGGTTGGACATTTAACACAGAATATCTTGTTAAGTTCACACCAGATGCAAATAAAAAAATTACTATTGCTGATGACGTTCTGCAAATTGATAGCAATGAATCACGGCATTTTAATAACTACAATCTAATTCGCAGGCTAGACACAAGCGATAATACTAATAAACTCTACGACCGCTTCTGGCACCAAAAGAATAAGACAGAAGGATATACATTTGACGAAGATATCTACTGTGATGTTGTCTACTTCATCCGATTTGACAACCTACCCTATGCCTTCCAAGCTCACATCATTGCACGTGCAGCAAGACAAGTATCTATCAAACTTGTAGGCAGTGCTGAGCTTGTCCAACTCCTTGCTGTTGAGGAGGACCAAACAAGAGCAGCTCTTATGGAATATGAAACAAATCAAGGAGACTACAGCATCTTTGGATCCAAGGATGGTCTCCATTACAACAGCTATCAACCGTTTAAAGCTCTTGCACGATGACAACAGTAACCCAAAAGATACCGAACCTGCTGGGAGGCATTAGCCAGCAACCGGATAATAAGAAAGTCCCAGGGCAGGTAAGAGATTCTCTGAATACATTTCCAGAGTATGCACTTGGGTTAATGAAACGTCCAGGTGGTAAGTTTGAGGCACCACTAAGAGGAGCAATTAATGGAGGTCACTGGTTCTCAATCCTTGGAGAGGATGCAAAGTATGTAGGGCAGCTATACTTTTTTGCAGGAGATACCGCAAAGCCTAATATTAAAATCTGGTATAAAGAATCAGGCATACCTAGAGGTGTTGATTTTTCCGGGTATGCTGGATACACTGGAGTGACTGGGCCAGTTGCTTCAACAATAACTGCTGAAGCTACAGCCTTTGGGCAGTTATATGGTACAGGATTTACAAATTATAAAACTCAAGCGGATCAATATCTCACAGATGTAATTGCTTCTGATGAGCAACTATCTAGTAGCTTCCAAATCGACGCTGTTTACAATAAAGATAATGGTACTGTAACTAGAACTATACACACAGCAGTTGTAAAGACAGGTGCTGATTACACTTTTTATAAAGACGGAACGTCACTGGGTACAGCCCAAGCTACATCAATAACAGTAGGTAGTACTGAGTACCGCACTGGAACTAATCGTTCTGAGGATAACTTAAATGATGATATCTATGCACCAGTAAATCCTAATGCTTATAACTTCGGTACCTTGAATGGCCCAGTGCTTTACGAGTTAGTTACGGTTGATCCAGCTGGTAGTCCTGCAGGTACACCTCCGACTGCTCCAAGCTTTACAGCGTTAGAAACTGCACAGCAGGCAACTGATGGGACGCTGTTTAACCCAGCTACCGCAACAACTTCTAATACTAGCTATTTTGATAACGATAAAGACAGTGATGCTTTAAACGTTCAGAATGATTTGAAATTTGTCACTATTCAAGATACTACTTTTGTACTCAATAAAAAGAAAAGAGTGCAGTGGCTTGCCAATAGTAAAACTGCAGTATTTAAGTTTGACGAGGCATTTGTTAACTTCAATGTGCTTGCTGGTGGTAACTATGAAATAACCATTACTCGTCTACTTAATGACACAAATGGAAAAGAGCCACACCAAGAAGGGTATGTAAGGACAGAAGATACAGGCTTCAAACAAACCAGTCCACAAGGTCCTTCGATCACTGCTTCTGTAACCTATGCTGCAACCACTGCCGACACTGTAAGTAAGATGGCAAGTGGGGCGAGTGTAGTTAGTCCAGGTAGTTTTAATGCCCAATTTCTAGCTGATGCTGGCGCTACTGAATGGGGTGACTTTACTTTTCAAGCTACTGGTACAGGCATCTACATTAAAGATTCTCAGCAGCAATTTGACATTACTGTTTCTGGTCCAACAGACCAATCAGTTGAAGTATTCAGGCATGAGATAAGCGACGTTGGTAACCTCCCAGTACAAGCCAAGAATGGTTATAAAGTAAAAATAATCAACAGCACAGATGTCACAGTTGATGACATGTACATGGAGTATCGCTCTGAGAATGGAGAAGACTTCAGTCCAGGTACTTGGAATGAAAGTAATGGATCTAATATCGACTACATCGTTGACAAGAATACGATGCCGCATGTATTAAAAGTAAATGCAAATGGTATCTTTGAATTCAAAGCATGGGACTTCTGGGAAGATAGAAAAGTTGGTGACGAGGAAACGAACCCAACACCACACTTTATAACTGACGGTAATAGTCATAGATACATCAACGACATGTTCATGTATCGGAACCGTATGGGATTCCTTTCGGGTGACAGTATTATCCTTAGTCGTGCTGGGCACTTCTTTGACTTCTTTGCTAAGTCTGCTCTAGCAACAGCTCCCGACGATCCAATCGATAGTTCTGTATCTACTACAGATCCAGTAGAACTCTTCTATACACACCAAGAAGCTGTTGGTCTTGTTATCTTCGGACAATCTCAGCAGTTCTTACTGACTACTGAATCTGATCTACTATCCCCTACGACTGCAAAGATTAATAAGCTTTCTGGTTTCAATGCTGAGCCGCAGTTACCAGCTATCAGTCTTGGTTCTAGTTCTGCATTCTTTTCAAAGACTAGTGACAATACAAAGTTCTTTGAGCTGCAACGTGTAAGCAACGTAGAAGCCCCTCAGTACTCGGAGAAAACCAAGCCGGTACCCGAACTACTCCCGAGCACAATTGACACGGTTACAGCGTCTCCTGCGGTCTCTCTGGTGTCCTTTGGGCAGCTGGGTACTGATATTGTTTACAACTTTAATTTCTACCGTACTGGTGGAGAAGAGATTACCAATACATGGTATCGATGGAAACTACCAGGAACACTTGAGCATCAATTCTTCGATGAGAATACATATAACACAGTAGTTAAATCTGGAAATAATTATTATCTCACTAGTTTCCGTGTTGCCCAAAGTAGTAGCCAAGGATTCATTGAACTTGAAAGCGGATCCAAGACAAACCTCTGTCTGGATATGTGGTACAACGAACCGATTGTTGAGTACGACTCTGCAACTGATCAATCAACCATTCTTTATCCCTATGAACCACTTCAAGGGACAACGCCAGTATTAGTTGTTTATGGAGATTCAACTAATGAAACGATTACTACTTTTGATGAGAACACTACCCAACACATCAAGATCACTGGAAACTACGTTGGTAAGAAAATGGTACTTGGGTATCAGTATGATATGTCCATTGAGTTACCAAGATTCTATGTAGTACAAGCCGGTGGTGAAGGGAGGTTTGATGCAGACACCACATCCCAACTAATCATACACAGGCTTAAAGTTAAAACTGGTCTTTCTGGTTCTGTAGATTACAAGGTAAAAATCCTCGGCATTACAGATAGGACTCAGACCATTACAGCACTGCAAGCAAACAGGTACCTCCTTAACAGTGTCAATCTTACTGAAGGTGCTACACACATCCTCCCACTTTATCAACGCAACAATAACCTTTCAGTAACCATTGAGGGTAAAACCCCGTATCCAGTGACAGTTGAATCACTTAACTGGGAAGGTCGTTACGCATCTAATTTCTATAGGAGAGTATAAATATGCCTTTACCTTTAGCTTTTATGGCGGTCTCGGCTGGCTTAAGTGCAGCTAAACAAGGACTTGGATTCGCAATGCAAGAATCCCAGTATAATGCAGCTGATGAGGCCAACCGTAAAGCATATAGCGATAAGAAACGGCAGGTACAAATTGCTAATGCTCAAGAAGCTGCACGAGTAGATCGCGCTAACACTCGCATTAGGAAGATCTGGGATATGGATCTTCAGAGGTACCAGCAGCAACTACAAATGAATAGAGAAGCTGCAGAGCGTGGATACATTGGCGAACAAATGGGTGCCATGGATTCCATCTCTGCATTTATGTTCCAACAACAAGACCTCCTTGCAGAACTTACAAGATCTGCCGGTGAGTCTGCAGCACGTGGTTACACAAGCAGAGCCTCTGAACTTGCAACATTTAAAGACACGTACGGTGGATACCATCGTAACCGCTTCTTGAGTGCAGCCAACCTTGGTCGCAGCCTTGAGGGTACACAGGGTGTTATGGATCAGATCTCACGAGATGAATACCAAGCCAACCTTAATGCACATGCAGAGGTAGCTATTGCACCAGAGCTGGAGGTTTTTAGACCAACAGCAATGCCCAGTAAACCAAAAGCAATGGACCGCAGTATTGGTCTGAGGATCGGTAATGCAGCAGCCCAGGTGGTTATGGATACCGCTTCAGCTTTTGTTCAAGGAGGTGGGTTAAACAAACCACCCACTGAATTCGGTGTGGATAAGTTTGGCACATTAGGCTCTGGTCCAAAGCTTGGCGGCGCCGCATTTCAATTACCATAATAATTAAATGGCAGCATTCAAAGGAAACATCGAGTTTGAAGGTAGTCAAAGATCCCAAGGGTTCAAACCAATCAACCTTCCCGATGTCACAGAACAGATACGTCTGAACGCACAACAATTCGAGAACACACTTCAACGACACGAAAAGGCTACGGCCGATGTGAAAGCATTCAGTGTGAAGTTGAAGCGTGGTCGAGAATCTAAAGAAACAGAAGTTCGTATGAATCAAATGGCTCAGTTTTCAGAAAAGCTGAAAGCTGGGCTTGATTTGGGCGCACAGATGTATGAGAAAGCCAAGCAAACTGAAGCCAAGATGGCTCTGCTTGATGTCCAAACTACATCTGAAGACCTCGAACGAATCAGGTTAGAGATCGCCTCAATGAAGGACGACTCTAAGAAGATTGATAATGTAAAACTAAAGAATGCCCAGAAGGCTAACTACGAAGCTATTGCAGCTCTCAATAACTTAGACAATTACCAAAAGTTTCATGCTCAGAACTCTATGGTTCAGAGTCTTGGAAAGTATGTCAAGCCATGGTTGAACCAAAGGCTGGCAACAGATGATAGTACTGAGATCCCTATTGGTGATCGTGTTATTACCCCCATGCAGGCACGAGATCCTGCTGAAATAGTTGCAGCAACGGAAGTACTGGTACGTCAATTCCATGAGCAAACAGGAGCTTCCTTCCTACCCGATGACCTCTATGAGCTCAGTCTCAAACCACAAATTAACCAGGCAAGGGCTGAGATTCTTGGTAAATCGAGGGTTGAATGGACAAAGCAGCTTAAGGGGGATGCACGTCTTAAAGCATCGCAGACCTTCCTTTCTGATAAAGATCTAGGTAAATGGATGGGATCCACATCACATCTCCATGAAGATGGATTGCAAGGTGCTTGGGCTCAAAACAGCAAGCTACTTCGTTATTGGGCTAAAAACGGTCAACTTACCGGCACAGATATTGAAGTAATCTTTTCCCAGCCATCTTCCAGGAAAGGCTCAAAGGCCAAGTGGAAGGATGATGGTGAGCGCCTTGGTCTTTACAATGAACTACTACTACTACGAAGAGAGTACGAAAGGTCTGCTTTTAAAGCAACCACTCACGACAGAGATATGCTCTATTTGGAGACGGAAGAGGAGACTCGGCAGGTACTAAGTGAAAGCCTTACTGCTGGTACTCCTATGACAGAAAAAGATCTCGATGATATTGAAGCAGAGATGTATTTGGGTAAGGGGTTGAATCCCAGCCAAGTTATCTCTAATTTCCGTAAGGGATTCACGATGGACGATATCGTGATGGATGATCAGCGTAGGCAGCTCAATACTCTAAGGCAGAATTTTTCACTACATGAGAAGCATCCTGTCTATCTAAATGCAAGTCCTCAGCTTCAGAATGAATTTCAACAAGCTGCGAGAGCTGGTACAGAAATGCTGGCCATGCCAGACAATGCTAAGCAAAAGTTGGATCTGATTCCTAGTTATGTAAAGGGTATGTTTAACCTTACCCCATATAAGACACGAACAGATGTGCATGATCAAGTTGAGAATCGACTGAAAGAACTGTTTGTTAGTATCTACGATAATGTAAAAGATCCTGACGAGGCTTATCGGAAGACAAAAGAGTTGTTCTTGCTTGAGCAACAAGACCCTAGTAGTAGGTACTTCCGGTCAGATAGTAGGGGGGAGTATTCAAACAAAGGCCAGTTCCGTGGAATTGACGGTGACCCCTCAGATTTTGAAGCTAAACAGCAGGAGATATCACGCATTAACCAAGGACTCGAAAAGCGTGGATTAACGGCTCTTCCAGAAGTAATTTCTACCAATACAGAGATCAAAGAAATAGCAGCAAACCTAACAAAGAATGGATTTAAACTACCTCAAAAATTTTACGATTACGGCGTTAAGTACAACATTGCTCCTGTCGAGCTCTTCAATCGCGCATACAAGTTTCACCACCCAGATGGGAAAGGAGTTCAATTCCCCAAAGCAAATACGGACCTAGATAAAGGATTATCAGCAAAACAAATTCAAGATATCTACGGTCCAAAAGCAACACAACAAAGTCGTGCTGGTGCATTTTGTACTGCTACTGGTGCAGCCAAATGGCAGAGACCACCATTACCTGACAACCTAGGTGAACATATCGAAACAGCTGCAGCTAAGCATGTTGCTGGTACTGGACTTACACCAGACCAACTTGCCATGCTGACGTTTGCAGTTGGTGATGCTGAGAATCGAGGTGTTTGGAGGAGTGGTGATGTCAGCTCAGCTGGAGCTAGAGGCTACTTTCAGATTATGCCAGGAACTGCAAGAAACATGGGAGGCGATCCTATGAATCCGCAATCTGCAGCAGATATGGCTGTACGTCACCTTGCGGATAGCATGAAAGCTATGACAAGAGAGTACCCAAACCTTTCTCTTGAAGAACGGATGGGATTAGCTGCTCTTGCTTATAATGCAGGCGACACGGCAGTAATCAACAACAAAAAGAGAATCCCACAGTACGGTGGAAGCTATGCTGGTGGTGAAAATAGTCTGTACCTTGCTTATGTGTTAATGGCTATGTGTCGTTTTGGAGGATCTGACGTGGCACTTAATCATCCAGCAATGATGCGAATGTCAGATTTCAATAGTGGGGACGTGGAGAAATTCCGATCAACATTTTCAGAGTATGACCGCTAATGGCAGAACTTATTGATCCCTTAGATAGGGAACTAACTCCACAAGAGCTGGAGGAACTAAAACAACAAAACACGATCCTTGGTCTTGAAGAAGACGGATCAGTAAAGCAGGCTCCCGCTCCCAAGCCAGAGGCCACCTCAGAGGCACCTACAAGCCCCGAGAAGGCCGATGAAGAACCTTCCTTTATGGAAGCTGTAACGGCTGCTGGAGAGACCCTTCTAGAGGGCGGTAAGACTGCACAAGAACTAATCACATCACCCGCTGCTGGAACGGTTGATTTTGCAATTGATGCATTCAACCACTTCAGCCCCTTAGATTTACCGGAGGCTCCAGCATATAAGAACGAATTTGCTCAGGCATTTCGTGAGATCTCATCCGTAGTTATTCCTACAATTTATGCAACAAGGTTTGGTGTTAAAGGGTTGCAAGCACTTGCGGCTGCTAAACCTGTAAGCATTGGTAAATGGGCAGTAACTAACGACCCACTGGTCAAGTGGCTCGGTGAGGCTGCCTTCAGTGCAGGTGCAGGTGCATCAGTCGATTATTTAAATAAGACGAGTGGTGAGGGGGATAACCTTCTCGGCTACTTAAAGGAACAATTCCCAAACCGCTTGGGTTGGATTAGTGACGACTGGGCAACACTCGATGAAGACAGTGAAGATCTGAAGCGAGATAAAACCGTCAAGGAAGGTGTAGCACTCGGCATATTTGCTGACCTTGGTGTAGGTATTGCTCGATTGATGAATGCATTGCGTGGAGTTGATTTCTTTTCAAAGATTAAACCACGCAATAAAATCTCTGAAGCTTTCTTTAACGAACTTGATGTCGTTAATCAGGAGAAGATGGGAGCAATCTATGAGAAGCTTGGTAAATCTCAAAGTGGTGATGATCTTCTCGATGCGCTTGATGACGTAGAAGCACAAGTTGAGTTCAGTGCAATGTCACGCGAAGATGCGTTGAATGAAGTTGCAGATTGGAACTTAAGCCAGAAAGCTGGTGCACGACTTGATGAGCCACTCCTTGGTGTCCACTCGGATTTGATTGACCCAGTTCAACAAGGAACTATTGCTCCCAATAAGCGTGGTGTAGCTGATGCAATGGTCGCTGCTGCCCGTATCCAAAACAACCGAGGTACCACATGGGGCAGACTTGGAAGCATTATCACAGAGGGTGCACTTAAGTTCGGTCTCCAAGCTGATGACTTATCACGGCGTACGCTAGTTGATCTCGTTAAACAATCCATCACCAACTCTGGTGAATGGGATCATATTGCCAAGGGTGCAACCACATCATTTGAAGAGATTGATGCTGCAGGCACACGTCTTGCAGAAGTGCTTTACGACCCTCTTGCTGATCGTGGATTCCTCAAAGGTATCCTTGATGAATACAAGAACATCAATGAAGGGCTTGAGAATCTAAACAACCCCGCATACAACGGTGTCATGAAGGCCATGAAGTCATATATGGATGACTACATGAACATGGACACCATGAAAGCCCAGGCATATTTGACTACCTCAATGGCTGGTCAGATCAGCGACATCGCTGAAGGTGCACGCATGATGGATGACACCAATATTATCCAACGTGCTCAGGAACAGATCCTCGATCGACTTGAATACTTGATGGTAGAAAAGGGGCTTGCTTCGTATATTCGCGGTAGCTCACTGAACTACCTGAATACGTGGAAGCGTATGTGGTCGGTTATCAAAAACCGTGATCCCAAGAAACTGAAAGATCTTGCCGATAAGGCACGGGAGCAAACTGAAGATGCATTAGGTAACATCATCCCTAGGAATCGTAAGTTTGTAGAAGAGTTACGAGCTCTTAGTACAAGTCATCCAGAAGCAATGAAACCACTGTGGTTGGCTTATGAACTTACAGATGGAAACGTCGATAGTATCTATAAATTAAACCAATTCGTTAGTAACAGCCTTGGTGTCATTAAAAAGGCTTTTTTTGATGTAGGTGAGGTCTCTATCCCATCGCAAGTAATGCAGGGTGTGTGGGGCAATATCTTCAACTCAATGCTTTCTAGTATTGTCACACCAATGAAAGCCGGGCTTTCTAACACCATCCTATTGCTTGAGAAACCAGCTGCATTGTTTGCAGGGGCTGCGGTTCGTGGGGACATGGATTCTATCCGACGTGGTTGGTATCAATACAGCGCCGTGATGGACACCCTGAGAAAGGGTAGTGCTCACATGGGGATGGTGTTCAAGAAATCCTCAATGGATCCTCACTCAGTACCTTATGTAATGCGTGATGATCTGCAGATTAAAAATGCAAACACAATGGAGGTTCTGAATGCAGCTGCAGATGCTGCAGAAGCCAACGGCGAACTAGGCCCAAGGGTCATGGTTAACTTCGTTGAAAACCTAAATGACCTGCAAAAACATCCAGTACTCCGATTCGGTGTTAATGCAATGGGTGCATTTGATGGCTTTACCCGTGCAGTGATTGCTAACTTTGAAGCCCGTGGGCGTGCTTATGACGCAAACCTTCTGTTTGGTGATATGGGTCCTGAGGACCTACAAAGGGCTGCGGATCAACACTACAGCGAAATGTTCGACAGGTCTGGATTCATCAAAGATGAGGCTGTGGAGTATGCAAGCCGTGAAATTGCAATGAGCTTAGACAGTGAAGCTATTAATGGAATTAGTAGCATCATTACTCACATACCAGCTATCCGTCCATTCATGATGTTTACCAAAACATCGATGAACATGATCGGTGCTGGCTGGAACCGAACTCCTCTTGGTGCCCTTGCTGGTGACTACAGGGAGCTTGTTGGGTATCACGGTAAAAAAGTAAGTGACTTCCATCCAGATGAAATTACCACTGCTTTACAGAAACGTGGGATACCTATTGATGATAGGAAGATTGCTAAATTTACTGAGCTGCAGAATGAAACGATTGGTCGGGTAGCTATCGGCACCACAATTGCAGCAATGGCAGTAGGCATGGCACTCCAAGGCAGGCTGCGTGGTGACGGTCATTACGACCGAGAGGTACAAAAACTTCGTAGAGAAGTGGATTGGAATCCACGGCAGTTCCAAGATCCGCTTGGTAACTGGCATTCCTTTGAAAACCTTGGACCTTGGGCTGATTGGGTTTCTGCAGTAGCTAATGTTGCAGATAACTTTGACATGGTTTCTGAAGCACATACTGAGAATTCATTCCGTAAGTTGGCATATATTGCTGCTTCAACTATCACTGGACGTACACCACTGCAGGGTTTAGAACCACTGTTGTCGATTGTATCCGGTGATGAAGGTGCATGGAGTCGTTGGTCTGCTTCGTTTACCAGCTCGGCACTGCCTCTAAGTGGTGCTCGTAATGACATCGGACGTGTTCTTAGCCCAATGCTTACTATTCACAATAATGAATACATGGCATTGCTGCGTAACAGGAACCGTGGTTTAGATGTCCTTGACCCACAAGGTGCAGCACCAGTACTTACCGACTGGCTTGATGGATCTCCAGTGTGGTCTCACGACAATCTCCTTGTACGTCTATATAACGACCTTTCACCATTCAAAGTTTCTGGTGATTTGACCCCAGAACGTCAGTTCCTTGTTGAAATTGAATACGATTCAAGGCCTATCATGATTAAAGGTGATGACGGTATCGAATTTACTCCACAAGAACAATCTGAACTTTATGCAATCATGGGTAAAGATCAGTACTTCTTAGATCGACTACGTGAAGTTATGGCTCGAAAGGATGCCAAAGACTTTGTGAAAAAGATGAAAACACTACGTCGGCAGGGTTATGGATCTGAGAGTTACCCAGTTGACAAGTTTGATTACTTGTTCAATGAATTGGACCAGCACCTCCGTGCTGCAAGAGAAGAGGCTATCCCTCAATTATCTAACTACGACGCTGTATTAGATCGACAAGGAGACCTGCTTGAACAGAAGCAAGCAGTATTGGAAGGCCGACTTCCAGAAGATGTACAAGAAATTCTTGACCAATGAACTTAGAAACTAAATACACAGTAGCTTCTGGAACTACCGGCAATCTCCTCATTAATTTTACATTTGATTGGATTAATGAAAGTGACGTAAAGGTCTTTAAGGGAGCTACGCCATTTACAAATTGGCAATTCGTTACAAGAACACAGATCGCTATTGCATCAGGCAGCTACAATGTTGGTGATGTTTTTACGGTACGCCGTGAGACAAGTACAGACAATGCTGCTGTTCAATTTAACCCAGGTGGTTCAATCCGTGCTCAAGACCTTAATAGGAACCAGGCTCAGGTTTTCAATATTATTGAGGAGTTTGATGAGCGCAAGTTAGATCTTACGGGTGTTAATACTGCTAATGCCAGTATCCAGGCAGACGGTAATACCGTAGCTGATCTCTATAACTTTATTGCTGCTTTTGTAGACCAGGGCAACGAGTTTGAATACAAATTCCAATCCAGTGGAACAGCACCTACTACTCGCCCAGGTGGAAGCAGTACAGCACTACAAGATGGTGATATTTGGCTTGATACAGCAAATATACGGTTAAACTATCGCTACAACAATACCTGGAATCCAGTTACACTTACTGATTCACAGATTAGTGCACTTGAAGTTATTGCTGGAGCTGCTAGTACCTTTAGTGACTATGGTCTTATCAGTGATGCAGTTTCTGGAGGATCCAGCACAGTTGACTGGCAATCTATTTCAAACTCAATCTCTGATATTACAGCTGTTGCACCTAGTGTCTCTGATATCGGTACCCTTGCAACGGCACCTAACCTGTCCAATATCAGTACTGTTATTCCCGCAATACCTAACATTAATACAGTAGCCGGTATCAACGGGGATGTGACAGCTGTTGCTGGTCAGATTAGTAACAATAACATTCAAAACGTTGCTAGTAATGCTACTGACATCACAACTGTTGCCGGAAGTATTGGTGCTTTAAACAGGTATGCAGATGAGTATTTAATTGCTGCAGAGGATGTTAACAACTCCGGTAACCCAGTTTTACCTGCTGGTTGGACGGTTGTATCTGGTGATCTTTGGTACGACACTACTAACAATCTTTTAAAGTATTACACGGGTAGTGCTTGGAATGCTACTGGCGGTGCACAAGGTCCAGCAGGTACTATTACTGTTGGTACTGTTACAACCGGTGCTGCGGGATCTAGCGCCTCTATTACTAATACAGGATCTAACACATCAGCCATCCTTAATTTCACCATACCTAAGGGTGACCAAGGCGATGCCGCTACAGTAAGCGTAGGGTCAGTAACTACTGGTGCTGCTGGTTCATCTGCTGCCGTCTCTAATTCTGGTACATCTGGTGCAGCCACTTTAGATTTTACCATTCCCACAGGTGCTACTGGAGCTGCTGCAACGGTTTCTGTTGGTTCGGTTACTACTGGCAACGCTGGTACGAATGTAAGCGTAACTAACAGTGGAACATCTGCAGCAGCAGTACTCGACTTTGCAATACCTAAAGGTGATACCGGTGGTACAGGAACTATTTCTGTCGGTACTGTCACGACAGGTGCTGCTGGCTCTAGCGCGGCTGTAACCAATAGTGGTACATCCACAGCTGCAACCTTTGATTTCAGCATTCCCAAAGGTGATCAAGGTACTCCCGGTACTCCTGGAACTAACGGTGCTGACGGTACTAACGGTACTAACGGTACTAACGGTGCTGACGGTGCTGACGGTGCTGACGGTGCTGACGGCACTGAAATCTACTACCAAACCACGACACCTACTGGTGGTGTGGATGGTGACTTCTGGGTTGATTCCGACAGCACTGGTAAAGAACTTTGGCGTAGAGAATCTGGTACGTGGAATCAAAAGTTCCAAATGGGTATGGACCTTACTCCAACCCAACTATCAGATGTATCTGCTGTAGCTAATGACCTTGCTCAGAATAACGACCTAGGTTCTGTTACTGGTACTGTAACCAACACTAACACTGGAGGTTCACTGCAGACTGTTGTTAGCAACTTGAGTGATATTAATGCATTCAATAATCGCTATCAAATCTCTCCCACTGCTGGTAGTGGTTTCACTAACGGTCCATTAACTAGATCAAACAGCACTGCATTGGTAGAGGGTGACCTTTACTTTGACACCACTACAGATGTTCTCCGTGCCTATGACGGCTCCACTTGGGGTAATGTAACTCTCACATCTGCTCAGCTTACTGATGTCTCCGCCGTTGCTAATGATATCTCTCAAAACAATGACCTAGGTTCTATTACCGTTCCTGCTAGTAATACTGGCACAGGTGGCTCACTGCAGACATGTGCAGGTGCTATTACCAATATTAATAATGTAGGCAATAACATTACTGCAGTTACTAACGTCTCATCTAACATCAGTGACGTTAATAACTTTGCCGACATATACCAGATTGCTTCTAGTGCACCTTCTACTCGTGCAGATAATTCTGCCTTGCAAACTGGTGACCTTTACTTCAATACTTCCGATAACTACCTCTACTACCGTACAGGCAGTAGTGCATGGGACAAGTTAGAAGACGGAGCTACTGGAGCTACTGGAGCTACTGGTTCGCAGGGAGCTACAGGTCCTCAGGGAGCTACAGGTCCTCAAGGTGCTACAGGTCCTCAAGGGTCAACAGGTGCAACCGGAGCAACCGGAGCAACTGGTGCAGCAGGTGCTGATGGGAATGACGGTGCAGATGGAGCTCAAGGACCAGCAGGTCCTACTGGTTCAACAGGTCCTCAAGGTCCTCAAGGTGCTACCGGAGCGGCAGGTGCAGATGGAGCTGACGGAGCTCAAGGTCCAGCAGGTCCAACCGGTCCAGCCGGGTCGACAGGTCCAACCGGTCCGCAAGGTCCAGCAGGTCCTACAGGTTCTCAAGGTCCAGCAGGCGTAGATGGAAATGACGGATCAGATGGTGCACAGGGTCCAACAGGTCCACAAGGTTCTACGGGACCACAAGGTCCAGCAGGACCAGCAGGTGCTGATGGAAATGATGGTGCAGATGGATCAGATGGAGCACAAGGTCCACAAGGACCGGCAGGTTCTACAGGTCCTCAAGGTCCAGCCGGATCAACGGGTGCAGCCGGTGCAGATGGTGACGACGGTACTGAGTTCTACTACCAGACCTCTAGTCCGGGTTCAAGCGGCAACGTAGGTGACTGGTGGATTGACTCTGATGACACCAACAAAAACGCATACCGTAAAGATGCATCAGGTTCCACCTGGACTCAAAAGTTCCAGATGGGGACTTTAACTGCTCAACAGCAAACTGATCTAAATACTGTATCCAGTGACCTTGCCTCGTCTAATGATCTTGGCTCCGTCACTAGTGCACTGACGAACAGCAGTACTGGTGGTGCTCTTAATACCTGTGCTACTAACATTACTGATATCCAGACTGTTGCAGCCAGCTTCAGTGCAACTGGCACGCTAAGCGATACCAGCCTTGACAACTTCTCTGAAACAGTAACTACTGGTACTAATCTTGCCACTCTTAATGCAGCTACGGCGCATGTATATGACCTTACATACAACACTAATACTACGGTAACTCTTACCTTGAATACTGGTCAAAGCATATTGGCTCACGTCAATGCTGGTGCAAATACTGTCACGTTTTCTTCAGTTAACTGGATCGGTGGCTCCGCTCCTACTTTAAATACATCAGGTGATACTGTTATTGAATTCTGGAAGATTGGTACAACTATTTACGGCGCTGCAGTTGGAGACATCTAATGATTGCTATTATACAAAACAATGAGATTGCAAATACGGGAACTTTGCAGTCTCTTTTTCCTAATGTTTGTTTCCCGAGAACCGGTCCTAACGATGAATGGAAGGCCGAGAATGGTGTTGTTGACCTACTAGCCTCTCGCAGCTTCGACACGGCTACACAACACCTAGAAACTGTTGACGCCTATTTAGAGGATGGTGTCGTTTACACAGTACGTGTAGTTACTAACTCTGATGATTACAACGCACAGTTGACTACTGATGAGTGGACTGAGGTACGTAACCTAAGGGATATGTATCTACAACAATCCGACTGGACTCAGCTCCCTGATGTAAGCAATGTAGACAAAACTGCTTGGGCTACATATCGTCAACAACTACGTGATATCACGACCCAAGCAGACCCATTCAATATTACCTGGCCTTCAACTCCTTAATTAACTATGGCAAAACTATTACAACTTCGACGGGGAACTACAGAGCAACACGTTGGAAATACGAATACTGGGGTACCTTCATTCACTGGTGAGGTCGGTGAAGTCACTGTCGATACCGATAAAGATGTCCTTGTTGTCCACGATAACAGTACTGCTGGTGGGCACGTAATGCTTGGTGAGACCCAAGCTAAAACGTTTGGTGATTGCGCTACTGGTGTTACTGTTACATCTGGCACTAATAATGGAAATATCGATTTTGGTAGCAGCTCAAATCAAATTATCACTGTTAATGGTGCAGCCAATATTGATGTAACTGCAGGCAGTGCAACACTCGGACAAAGTGGCAGTATCTTTTTTGTTTTTACTGGTACAGCACTTGCTTCATTTTCTACCAAATTCCATTGGAAAGGCGGCCAAACAAATGCTCCAGCTAGTTCGTCTACAAGTGGTGATGTAGATCGTCTTGATTATATTGTCTACAATGATACTAGTGGCAGTGAAAAAATCCACGCTGTATATACTAAAGCGGTGGCTTAAATATGAGTGCATTTCACAATAATATGTTGCTGGGGTCCGCCAAAACGGCGGATCTTGGCGACCCGATTGAACAGAGTCTGAGGTTTAGTGGACTTCAATACCTAGAAGGTAGCACTTATCCAAGTGGCGCTGATTTTACGGTATCGATGTGGTTTAAGTACAACGCATCTAATGGTAACTCACCGTGTTTATTCGGGTCAGTTTACTATGGATGGGGGATTGGTCTCGTTCAGGACCAGTTTGGTGGCATCTCCAGTAGTTGGCATTATTCTGACAAATACCTGCGTGACCCTAGCGCTTGGTATCACCTTGTGTATAGCAACAATGGAATTTGGTTAAATGGCGAGCAAGTGTCCGTGCCCAATTGGCCGGGTTTTGGTACTACGCTCAGCGCATACAACTTTCTCATTGGCGATGTCTACAAAGTAACAGGTGATCACCAGTACAAGTGGACTGGTTACATTGCTGATGCCTATCTAGTTGATGGGAGTAATTTAGCACCTACTACATTTGGCCGATACAACGCCGATGGTGTGTGGGTTCCTAAGGACCCTGAGCTCACTAACTCAGCTCGTGTTTCTGACACTGGAACAAGCACCTTATACAGTCAAGACAATATCTTTACACCGTGGGTCGCTTCTAGCAACCACTTCTATTATGTTGTCAACGGTGACTTGATTATTGATTTCCCTGCTGGCAATGCTGGCGTAACTAATATCAAGTTCAATGGTGGTGCTAATACTGGTGGAGTCGACTGGGAGTTATTCGTTAATGGCACATCCGCTGGTACTGGTACTACTTCTAGTGGATATGGTCCACAGAACTCTGTTGACATTGCATCAACAAACGTCACGCAGGTCCGCTTGACCAGTTCGGGAGGTAATGGTGATGTTGGCATGGGTGGTCTTGAGTTTAATGATGTTCAGGTAACACGTACTAATGACTATGGCGCCAACGGCTTCCACCTGACCTTTGCTGACCCTAGTGATGTCGGCAAGGACTACTCAGGCAATGGCAATGACTTCACTGCTACTGGGTTTGATACTACCAGTTATGTAAATGGGTGGTGGGTTGATGACGTTACCAATGCAGTTGCTGGCAATGTTCCTAATTCACAAGGACAGCCATACTTTATTGATATGGTTCCAGCAGATGGCAACTTGACTTTTGGAGAAGCTGGTGGCGCTGACAATATGCAAGAGTTGTTTGATGGAAGCCTGACAAGTTATGTGTATTGGGTTGGCAAGGAGCACCTTAACAGTGGAGATATCACAAGCGGCACATTTGACCTTAGAGATTATGTGGGCTCTTTAACTTCTGTTGAAGTGTATGCCTGGGCGCAGTATACAAACCTAGTTCCTTATCAACTGGATTTACTTGATTCAAGTAAGAATGTTATCGCAGGAAGCAATGTGGTTATTGACAACACAGTTTTAACCTGGTTGGAAACACCTATCCCTGCTGGTTCTGATCCTCGTTATCTGAGGATTAGTGTAACAGCTGATGCAGTTGGTCAACGAACTTATCTCTACGCCATCCGCATCAACGGTCAAATCCTTTCGCAGTCGGAACAAACATCTCCTGATTACGACCTGATGCAGGACAGCCCGACGCAGAACTTTGCGACGATGAATCCGCTGGATCCGTTTAGTGATACTTTGTCAGATGCAAACTTGGCATTGTCGGTCGCCTCAAGTCAACACGCAGCGCCAGGCACAATGGCACTTGTCGAGAATAAATATTACATTGAATTAACATGCGATAACCCGCCCACTAATTCACCTACTAACAGGCAGTACGCCCTGTTTCTTGTACCTACCTCTGGTATTACAAACGCGAACCCAGTCTTAAGCAGCGGTGCTTACGAAATAAAGGTATATTCTGGTACAACTTTTGCTGTAGTTACAAACAACTCTGTTGTCCTTAGTGGAACTCTTCCTTCTATTCCTGCAGCTGGGTTCGTCATTCAAGTTCTATACAATGCTAATACGAGACAATTGTACGCTTGTGTTGATAATACCAACTGGTTGAGAAACAATGGTTCAATTGCAAGTACTTTTGATGCTGCTCAACCCACACTTGTTTTAGCTGCACCTACATCTGGACACTACACTGCTGGAGTAACTAATTACAACGGCACTGGCAATATCAACTACGGACAGCAACCCTACCTTCATACACCACCTACTGATTTCAAGGCGCTGCAAACAGCAAACCTTGATGAACCAACCATCAAAGATCCCAGCGAGCATTTCAGAGCTATTGCTGCAGGTCCAGCTACAACCGTAGGTACTGGTGAACTTGGAGGTAACTGGAGTGCTTACCTAACACCAGCAATAGGTTCATGGTTAGCAAGTGCCGGTTATGACGCAACAGGTGGATTTACAGGTAATGTTGGCGGCGGCGGTGTTTCTGCAGTTCCTAATGGTACTGGACCTGGAACAACTGGAAGCTTAATGACATTTGCGCCGGATACCGATGTAGCTTTTACTACATTGGAAGTCTATATGCCCAACGCTGGTCAAAACGCTAAATTCGATGGTACTGTAACTGCAGTTACAAATAGTTCATGGACACAAGTTGCAACCAACGGGACTATTAACAAAACAACCCCTTTGGAAATGTATGCCAATGCAGGTGTTTATGCATATTGCCAGGGTATTAGGATTAACGGTAACCAAATCCTTGTTGACTCAGGTCCTCTAGCTGCTGCTCAAGCTGCTTTCCCCGATGGTCTCTGGTGGATCAAGGATATGGTGAATGCTAATAACCATCAGTTGGTGACCAGTGTTTTAGGTACAGGCAGTGTACTCAGACTTAACAATGGTAGTTCCAACTCCGGTGGTGGTATGGCTACATCTTATGTCCCACCTACCGGTGATTCTGTTGCCTGGTGTTGGAACTATGATGCCGCTAATCCTGCCAATAATGGATTCCAATTCCTCCAATACACAGGTGTGAATCCAGATGGTGCTTCAATCTATAACGTACCACACGACTTGGGTAAACCTGTTGATATGTTCCTAATCACAAAGGCTGTTGGACCTAACCCAGTGTGGACATGGATGTCAGGTGGTGGAACCACCAACGGAAGATTTGAACTACCCTACAACATAAATGGTTCTACGATTGCAGCATATTTCGATGTGCCTACAGCAACTCATATCCCAGTTGGAACCAGTGATTGGTTGAATGAAAATGGTACTCTCTACAACTGTTGGGCATGGTGCGCAATCCCTGGCTACTCAGCATTCGGTAGTTACACGGGCAACAGCAGCGCTGATGGTCCTTTTATCTACACAGGGTTCAAGCCGGCGTTTGTAATGGTAAAAGGTACACCAGCTGGGTATAACTGGGCAATCTTTGATTCTACTCGTTCACCCTACAACCCATCAACCGCTAGGTTGATACCTAACTCGACGGTTGATGAACAGAATGATTATCCCATAGATTTACTCAGCAATGGGTTCAAGATTAGAAACACTGCTGGTTCAGCAGGTGGTGCCGCTGTAAACTACATCTACGCTGCCTTCGCTGAGAACCCCTTTGGTGGTGAAAACACCGCACCCGCAACTGCACGATAACAACAACTATGACCTACAAACTTGACGGACGTGCATTACGTCCAGGGCGTCCATTTGAAGTAAATGGTTACGTCTATAACTATACATGGATGACACAACAAACTGATGATGTCAGGACCAGCCTTGGTATCGTGTATGAAGTACCAGCATCGCGTGTTGACAGTAAGTTCTACGTTAATGCTGATACTCCACGCGACTTAGAATTGACTAAAGAGAGACTTGTTGCTGAACAAAAGCATGCTGCTGGTAGTCAACTTAATTCAACCGATTGGTACGTCATCCGTAAAGAAGAAGAGGGGACTGCTATCCCTGCCAACGTCACTACCTACAGGCAAGCCGTGAGACGCGTCTGTGGGGAGCGTGAAGCCCTTGTTAATGGTGCTGCGGACATCCCAGCCCTTGCGGCTTTGTATCGAGCTCCTGCTGAGGTTTACAACAAAGAGACGGATGCTCTTGTAGCTAACACGGATCCGTTCCTTCCAGTGTGGCCAGAATTGGCTAGTGAGTAGCCATGACGGTTCACCACGGATTAAGAGCTGCTGCCGGTAATGTTTCTAGCGGCCCAACGGTTTACAACTACACTACAGGAAGTATTCCGTCTTGGTTACAACAAAGGACAAGGTATGCTCCTTATACTGGTTTCGATGCCAATGGGTTTTGGATCAATGGAAATGCTTATTTCTCAACTAACAGTTATCCAATTGCCACTAACAATTTAGCTTTCACTGGAACTAACCTTGACCTCAAGTTTGTTGCAGTTAAAAATGCAGTCTGCTCTGATCACGGTTTTTGTATTTTTAAAACTGGTACACTTCCAACTTGGAAATGGGGAACGCACACCAGTCGTATTGCATTTCAGTGGAATTGCTCCTCCCCCTATTGGTATCCACCAAGCGGTTCTTCCTTTGCAAACTCAGGTGCTAGCAGTTATCTATCCTACTATGTCCACATTACTCTAGACTTAATTACAGGTGCTTACCATACTATTATAAGAACTGGTTCTTTTTCTGGTTCTCAAGTTACCAACATTTCGTCAACCTCTTCTGATCTGAAACTCAGTAACCTCAGTGGCTGGTCATCTGGAAATACTTATGAAATTGGTTTTGATGCCGACCAAGACAGCACCAGTTATAAATCATACTTTAAGGACATCACTATAACAATAACCTAACTTGACTTTACATACACCATGATCACCCTTATTCGACCCATTCTATTTTCCTTTTTGCAGTCCACTAAAGTGAAGCTGCTTATTGTGGACATGCTGACTAAGTTGGCGGAAACTACAGATAATGAAATCGACGACAAAGCTGTGGAGTTTATTCGCAACGGATTGTTTCCCGCGCCTAAATTGTAAATGTTAGAAGCCACAGTTGCAGTCAGCATTGCCATTACTACTGGCCTTGGGGCTGTGTTGACGCGACAAAATCAACGCATGTTAGACCTAGACAACAGAATAGATTCTATTGAGCTTCGGGTTGCGGAAAGGTACGTGCAGCGTCAAGAGTTGGCTACTGCACTTGAGAAAATTGAAGATCACATGATTCGCATTGAAAACAAACTAGATAAGATTGCTTTACATGGCAAATAAGAAAAAGGCTACCGAGGATCAGTTTAACGAGTTACATAATCTAGTTACCCGCGAGTTCCTACAGCGAATCAAATCAGGTGAGGCTACAACTCAAGATTTGAAAGCTGCTTGTGACTGGCTGGCTAAAAATGACATCTCTGGGATTGCTTACGAAGGCAGTCCCCTTGATGGACTCTCTCATATCCTCCCAAAGGTAGACCCAGAACTCGTACAACATAGACTTTATGGCAAGTCCTAAATCAGCTAACCCTGGTAAGTCTGCACGTTATTATGCCTCCAATGGTGAGGCACGTGCAAAGAAGAATGCTTACCAACGGAAGTACAACAAATCAAAGGCAAGAATTAGTTACCGTTCTGAATTAAATAAAACTCGAAGAAAAGCAGGTGTGTACGGAAAGGGTGGTGGCGATATGTCCCATGATTCCAAAGGAAACGTACGAAAACAATCTGCAAAGGTTAATCGAGCAAATAACGGACATGGTAATCGCCCACGATACAGAACTGCATGACACTACTTCCTAGCCCTGATCACTACATCTATAACCTCTTAGCTATGACTCAAGCAACAGCAAAGAAGACCTGGCGTAAAGCCCTTAAGGAACACTTCGACTGTACATGTGTTTACTGCGGAGGAGTATATACATTAGACCAATTAACTTTAGATCATGTTAAACCTAAATGTAAAGGCGGAGAAACGATTTCACAGAATCTTGTACCCGCTTGTCGATGCTGTAATCAGAGTAAAGGAAGTGAACATTGGCTGGAGTGGATGAGACGCCGCTTCGGACAGATACCCCATAGAGAGGAGCTGATCCTTTCGCACATCTCATAACGGACAACCTGTCCACTTAAGTATATCGCCGCCCCATGTGGGCGGCTTTTTTTATGGATCGACTCACTGGTGCCTCCATGGCGAGGTACAAGTTGAGGCGTCTGGCATTAAACACAATTACCGAAGAAATGGAACAGCTCCCTGAGGGGAACTCAAAGTTATCTCGTATTTTTAATATCGTTAATCAAAGCGATCCAGATGACCTCTTTGCTCAATTTGACGAAAAACAAATAATTAAAATCTTTTCTGGTAAGAAGTCTTTGCCAAAATCTCTTTCTGGTACAAGTGCATCAAGTCCAGATGCACTGCTTTTTAGAAAGATAAGACGTTTTCTCTTTGAGGAGCAGCACCATGTAAATCCTCTCGGGCAAAATGTTCATGCTATTAGTCCGAAGTGGAGTGATGCTGAATTAAATATTTTCCACCGAACCCTTAATGATTTTGACACCGGAAGCGGTAGTACCTACATGTCATTACGGGGGTACGATAAGCATGCCCACCTAAACAAAGTACACGAAGGAGGTACAAAAGTAGAGCCATTCGCAAAACTAGCGAATGCAGATCCAGAGCTTGCAGCGGTGGAGTACTGGGTTAACAACACAGGCAATAGATATATTGCTGATAAATATTATGCAGATCCAACTACTTTTGCCAACCAGATCCTCAGTGCACCTGAAGATAGTCCATTAAGGGAAGCGCTTATTAAATCAAAAGGTAAACCCGCAAAGTTTGAGGAATACCTTAGGGACATGAATGGTGCTACTCGCGCACAAGCTATAAGTGAGATCCAGCCTGATTTAATGGGCAGCCAATTGTTGGGAAATGGGGGTGCTACTGAAAAACAAAAGAAGGAGTTTCGGAATACTAATGGTCACAGCAGTAATGGTAGTTATGCCTGGGAGGAAAACGGTGTTAGATACTCAGGGACTAAGCAGCAGAGTCAGGCTGCTTGGGATAGAGGACTGAAAAATGGCTCAATCCGACTAAAAAGAGTACGTGCAGCTGCCAAGGTTCTAGACGAAATTCCATTAGCTGGTGAATTACTTGGTGCTGGTTTAGTGGGTGGCTATGCTTTGCTATCTACTGGTAACCCCGCAGTAGCCGCAGAAGCCGTAAAAGACTCAGTTCCTGATTTAGTCCCTGTTATTAGTGATATTGCAGCGGACAACAGCGCTCATATAGACAAAGAGTATGTCGATGGCGAAGAGGTATTCGTAGATATGAGCCGGAATCAAATCATCGGCGAGCCATCGATAGGTATTCAAGAACGTAATGGTAAATGGGAAAGAGTTCCCCGTGGAGAGGGAGCCGCTGGTCCTGGCATGGGTAAGCGTCTGGATCAATTCCTTTCAAACATTGGTGGCTATATCCGGTTTAGTATATGAACGATGTTTTAACCGCCTTGCAGGAGGACTTTAAGATCTTCCTGCAGGCTTTGTGGCACGAATTAAATCTACCCCAACCTACAAGAGCACAATATGCAATTGCAGACTACCTACAACACGGCCCTAAGCGTTTACAGATACAAGCCTTCCGTGGTGTTGGAAAGTCCTGGATTACTGGTGCTTTTGTCCTTTGGACTCTTTTTAATAATCCTGAGAAGAAAATAATGATTATCTCCGCTTCAAAAGAGCGTGCAGATAACATGTCAATCTTTTTACAAAAACTAATCATTGAAACAAAATGGCTTTCTCATTTACGTCCGAAGTCCGACGATGCAAGGTGGTCAAGGATAAGCTTCGATGTGAATTGCTCACCCCACCAGGCACCGTCCGTAAAGTCGGTGGGCATCACTGGGCAGCTCACAGGAAGCCGCGCCGATTTAATGATTCTAGACGACATTGAAGTTCCTGGTAACTCAATGACGGAAATTATGCGGGAGAAACTACTTCAACTTTGTACAGAAGCAGAATCTATTCTTACTCCAAAGGATGACTCCCGCATTCTTTTTCTTGGTACACCCCAGACAACATTTACCGTATACCGAAAGCTTGCCGAAAGGAATTACAGGCCATTCGTGTGGCCAGCAAGATACCCAAGAAATACAACCCAATACGAAGGCCTTATCGCTCCTCAGCTTCAGGAAGATATTGATACTGGAGCAGAGTCGTGGGGAGTAACAGATCCAGATAGGTTTAGTCATGAAGACTTACTTGAACGCGAAGCCGCAATGGGGAGGAGTAACTTCCTTCTACAATTCATGTTGGATACTTCTCTCAGTGATTCTGAGAAGTTCCCACTCAAGATGGCTGACTTGGTGGTTACTAGCGTTAATCCTAGTACTGCTCCCGAAAATGTCATCTGGTGCAGCGACACCAGAAACGTTATTCGAGAGTTACCCACGGTCGGTCTCCCAGGAGATTATTTTTACTCTCCGATGCAACTCCAAGGGGATTGGAGCCCCTACACCGAAACAATCTGCAGCGTCGATCCGAGCGGTCGAGGAACTGACGAAACAGCAGCATGCTACTTATCTCAGAAAAACGGGTTCATCTACTTGCATGAGGTGCGTGCTTACAGAGATGGGTACAGTGACAGAACCCTGCTAGACATACTCAGGGGATGTAAGAAATATGGCGTTACCAAACTGCTTATTGAAAGTAATTTTGGTGATGGTATTGTTTGTGAACTTTTTAGGAAGCATCTCCAACAAACAAAGCAAGCAATCGATATTGAAGAGACAAGAGCCACTGTACGAAAAGAAGACCGAATTATTGATACCCTTGAACCAATAATGAACCAACATAGGTTGGTAATTAATAAGGATGTCATTGAATGGGACTATAATTCCAATAAGGATGAAGCTCCAGAAAGGAGACTGCTATACATGCTCTTCTACCAGATGAGTAGAATGTGTAAGGAAAAGGGTGCAGTTAAACATGACGATAGACTTGATTGTCTAGCTCAAGGAGTTCAGTATTTCACTGAAGCACTGGCCATCAGTGCCCAGGAGACCATAAATCTAAGAAAGAGAGAAGAGTGGAATGATATGCTTGAATCATGGTTAGATGATCCACAACAAGCATGTAATCACATGGCGTTGGGGTTTGATTTAGACATGAGAAAGAGAGCAAGAAGTAATAGTGGTAAAAACACAGTGCCCAATTGGGTTTAGAGGTGGTTTAGTTCTTAACCCCCTCGTAATACAGGGGAATGAAAGCTGGGGTGGACTTTCGTTCCCTTGTTCCCTTCTGAATCATATAAGATAAGAATCCCGGATTACCGCCCACAAAAAGACAACAACTAATACTATATTCTTATACCTATACTACTAATATCTACCCCCAACTATAATGCTTACTGATCATACTGTGTCATACGTTCATCATACTAATGGTGGTGATGAATTGGTTAGTTATATGGCACGTGTCTCCAACCCATCAAACCAAGCTAACACTAAGACTAGTGCAAAGCTTATTAAGTATTTGATTAAACATCAACACTGGTCACCCTTTGAGATGGTGTCTATGTGTTTAGAGATTACTACAACTCGAAGCCTTGCTGCCCAGATACTGCGTCACCGGAGCTTTAGCTTCCAGGAGTTCTCCCAACGATATAGCAATGTTGAACTTTTAGGTCCCCCTCGGCAGCCTGAGTTCCGCCTTCAAGACTCGCGGAACCGCCAAAACAGTATCGAGGGAACCATTGCATGTGAACCGTGGTACCGCAAAGAGATAGAGGACCTCTACAAGGCCTCTCTAAGCCTCTACGACCGCCTTCTACAGAAGGGTGTGGCCAAGGAGGTAGCACGAGACGTACTGCCCCTTTCTAGCCCCACACGAATGTATATGCACGGTAATCTTCGTAGCTGGATCCACTACATCAACCTTCGTGGTGGTAACGGAACCCAGAAGGAACACCAATATATTGCCGAGCAGTGCCGTGAACAACTGCAACGCTGCTTCCCACAAGTCATGGAGGCCCTAGATAATGCTTGAATGCTTTACACTTACACTTTGTGTGGTCGGAGGGATGCAGATTTCTCCCGATTATTACCAACTAGAGGTGCTCGATACCATCATGGAGCGTGTTTATACGTATTACATGCCCATGCCGGAGTCCCGGAAGATTTTGGCAGAAATTTCTGAAGTCTAGATCGCAGATAGCCTCTGATAATTATTACCCCATGGCCCCTATCTTTGCCTGAAAGTACGCACACGACCACTAGTCGTACGGCAAACACTGGGTTCTTGGGGTGATACGGGTTGAGATTGATATAAATAATGATACGAATTCGTACCAATATGAATCGCTATCTGTAGCGCCAAGAATACTGATACTTATCATGAGATAGTTACATCGATGTGCCACCTGTAGAACTGGCACTAACACCTATCCACTGCGGTATGATCATGCTATATTAGGTATGCCGCTGGGGAGACCAGCAATGCCAAGCGATCCGCCACTTCGGCAACTGGTTGCTTGACAAAGCGTCTCCACTACGGTATATTAGGTGCATCGATGAGATCAGTATCCCATCGATCACTCGTCCACTCTCTCTCTCCTTTCATTCACTTCATGGGTTCTAAGTTGATGGTTGAACTGCTTCGCCGCGGTAAAACTGGTAATGACATTCTCAAGATTCTTGATGCTGTTACTGGTGAATCATCAAAGCTTGGTGTTGAAGAAAAAGAAATGATTTTGAATTCATTGAATGATGAATCTCTTTCTTTCTAATCAACATCTCCACTAAGGTATAAGTATTGTCAACTGTTTGTTTTCCTTTGTACTTTGTACAATCAGTTGTTAAATGCAACGGGAAACCAATGTGGTCTCGTTGTACTACGCAAACATCCTTTGATCTTGCATTAAAGAATCTCGCGTGGTACCGAGATAACTTTCCATCTCGTACGTTCCGTATTCAATCCACCATTCCCGAGGTACTCATCGATGCTTGATTACAAAGTAACCACCAAACTGTTTGATTACTTCACCAAAGCTGCTGAGCATCACGGTTACATTTCCGACGTTATCTCCATGACGGATGCCAACGGTTTCGTATCCGAATGGGTCACACGTAAGTTATTCAATGATCACGGGTCATCCGAGAGTGAATACATCGACGCTGGTAATCCTGCGAACAACGCATTGTTTATTCTTGAGTGGTTGGGGTATTGAATATGAGCATCATCGTTAAGTGTGAGTTCACACGTGAGGAGTTAATGTTACTAACCCTCGCGTTGAATAGATATAA